GCTGAAATAGCCGCCCCACGAGAGGCGCCCTTCGAGCTCGGGGTAGGATTGCTGCTGCAATTTCCGCGCATTCTGCATGTAGGCTTCGTAGGCGCGGAACGTGGGACCGGGCCCCGTATTGTCGAGGCCGTTGCCGTTCTGGTCGTAGAGCTTCACATCGAGCGCCTGGCCGGTACCGTGGCGCAATTCGCCCGGCCCGCCGCGCCAGCCGGAGATCATTTCGGCGCGCCAGCCGTCCGGCAGATAACCCGAGGCGCGGGTGGCGATGTCGACGAGCCGCGGATCGACCCGGTCGAGCGCGGTTCCCCGCGCCACGCCGGGATAGTTGATCACTTCCGGCGACACGCTCCAGCGCGCCGCCGGAGCACCACCACCCGGCGCCACGGCGCCATCCGGTCCCGGCAGCGGCGGGATCGGCCACCGCGACACGCTCCAGCGCTGAGCCGCCGGAACACCACCACCCGGCGCCACGGCACCATCCGGTCCCGGCGCCGGCGCGGCCGGGCTCATCGTGCCGGGCCCGAGCGCCCCAAAGGCGTTGGCGTGATCGATCACGCTGCGCGCGTAGCCGCCGACATCGGGACCGGGAACCCCGGCTGCCGGGCGGTTGCCGACCTTGAAACCGGGACCGCCGTAATAGACCATCGCGGCATAGGCATCGGGGTTCTCGTAGCCGCGGTCGACCGCGACCTGGCGATATTTCGCGAGATACTGCGCGGCCGCCGGGATCGCCTGGCGCGGATCGTAAGGGTTCTGGACCCCCATCTCGGCCTGGGTGTCGGGGGTCAGCTGGGCGATGCCCTTGGCGGTGCCGATGTAGGTCTGCGGCCCGGTCTGCGTCGGGTCGAAATTCGATTCCTGCCACAACACCCCGCGCAACAGGTTCGGATTGATGCCATGGGCCTGCGCCGCCTGGATCATCAGCGGGTCCCATTGCTGGGACAGACGATAGGTCGCGGCCATCAGCTATTTCTGCGCCACCTGAGGCGAGCGCATGCGGGCAATCGCCTGGCGCTGCAATGCGACCGGCTGCTTTTGCAGCCAGGCAAAGCGCGCCGGCCCTGCCGCCGGCATGCCGGACAACGGATCGGGTGATGGCCCGGCTCCCTGGAGCTGCGGGATTCCGGCCGTCGGGTCGCCGCCTCCGGCCGTTGCCGTCCTGATCGGCGCACCGCCGACAGCCGCCGGCAAGGTTGGCACACCGGTCTCGCCACTCCTGAGCAAGGTACCAAAGGCCTCGGGTCGGATTGTTTGCGCTCGAAGCAGCGCCGCCTGGGCGATCGACTGCTTGGTCTGCGCGACCTGTTCCGGAGTCGAGCGCAGGATCGACCAGCGCGCCACCGGCGAGGCGTTGGGGTTGTCGGAAACCCACTTATAGGGATCGTCCGAGGCATAAGCCGCCGAGAGGTCGCCCATCGCCGCGGTTTGCGCCGCCGCCACCTGTTGGGCGGCCGCCATCGCCTGCGGCCGCGCCGCCAAGGTCGCGGTCAATTGGCCGATCGCCTGGCCGACCGGGCCCGCCGAGCTCGCCAAGGTCCGCGGGTCCATCGCCCCCGCGCCCCACATCTGCGCCTGCATTTCGGCCGGCCCGAGCGGGCCGCCGCCGGCGAGCACACCGGCCAAGCCGTCAGCCATGGTCTCCCCCTACCACCCGAAAATGCTACCGAGTGCCGAGCCGATCCCGCCCAAGATCCCGCCACCACCGCCGCTGCTGGTGTCCCATACTTCCTGGCCAGTGCCGGTGAGCCCACCACTGAAATCCTGTCCGCCGCCGCCGCTGAAGAGGCCCCCGAGCAAGCCGCCCGAGTTGAACAGACCGCCGCTGCTGCCACCGCCGAGACCCAATGAGCTCAGCCCCATATTGGCAAACCCCAGCGTGTTCGAGAGGTTCTGCTGGCCCGCGGCATAGCGCGCCTGCTGGGCGGCGGTCGCCGCCTGCTGGGCGCCGACGACGTTGGCCGGACTGACCCCGGTCGCGGTCCCGGGCGCCAAATTTGGCAGTGCGGTCGGGCCGGTCGGCCAGGCGGTGACCCCCGGCAACGCCTGCCCGAGGGTGCCGAGCCCGAGGCCATAAAGGCTCGTGCCGAGGTTGGCGAAGTTCTGGGCGGCACTCCACGGCGCCCCGAACGCCGCCTGGGCCACCCCGAGATTGCCCTGCTGCGCCTGCAGGTTCTGGCCAGCGGCACCGAGGACCGCCTGGTTATAGAGATCGGCCAGGCTCATACCCTGGCCAAACAATTGCTGCTGCGCCTGGTTGGTGAGCCCCGCACCCGACAGCAGTGCGGCGTTCTGGAATTGCCCCATCGCCGAGAGCGCCTGGTTGGTGAGCCCCGCACCCGACAGCAGCGCCTGATTGGTGAAGCCGGCGCCGGCGAGCGCGGTCTGGTTGGCAAAATTCGCTATGTTCTGCTGGGCCTGGTTGGCGAACTCGCCGCCGGCGATCGACTGGCCGAAGAGCGCCTGCTGTTGTGCGTTGCCGGCCTGCACCGCCTGGTCCTGGGCGTTGCCATAGGCCTGCTGCTTCTGGTTGTTGAAGTCGAGCATCGCCCGGCTGAAAGCCGGCGAGCCTTCCTCGATGCCCTGGTCGGCGAGGTTCTGCCGCAGCGATTCCTCGGCCTGCGAAAATTGCGGATCGAGGTACTGCTTCTGTTGGTTGTAGGCGGCATCCTGCGCCTGCTGCGTCAGCTGCGAAAAATTGGTGTTGACGCTGGTCTGCTGCGGCAGATTAGTCTGCAGCGGCACATTGGTCTGCAGCGGCACATTGGTCTGCAGCGGCAGGTTGGTCTGCAGCGGCACACCGGTGACCGCGTTCGGGATCGCCTGGCCGCCAGCACCGCCGGTGACGTTGGTCGCGAACGAGCCGGGCGCCAGTATCCCGACATTGGGGACACCCGCGAGATTGATCCCTTGCGGCAGGGTCGCCGCCATGTTGCCGGCATAGGCGAGCGGTGTGCGCGCCAGATCGAGCAGTGCGTTGGTGGCGCCGACATAGGGGCCATAACCGCCGGCAACGCCCTGCGCCAGCCCGGTCTGTGTCCCGAACAGGCTCGCCAGTTGCGGGCTCAATACCTGGTTGGCGTTGTAACCGCTGGGTTTGCCGGTGTTCGGGTCGTACTGGTAGGCCTGGTAGGTGGTCGAGCCATACGGGCTGAACGTGTTGAGGTTGTTCAGCTGGGCCTGGGTCTCGGCGCTGCCGACATTGGACTGCAGCTGGGCGTTGGCGAGTGCGGTCGGGTCGACGCTCTGCGGCGCCGGCTGCGCACCACCGCCGCCGCCCTTGCAATGGTTGCCGCTAATCCGCCGCGGCGGGGGTCCCCGGAATTGCCGGCCGCCAAGCTTGCCCAGCCTGCCCTCGCGCAAGCGGGGGCGGAAGCGGGGGGCCGAGCCAGCGGCACTCGTGCGCCAGCATGCCATAGATGGCCGCATCGACGACCTCGTTTTCCTCAGGGGTTTCAGCAGGGATGGTCGCCCGCATGGCTTGGCGAGCGACCCCTTCGAGGGTAAATCCCAACCGGCAGAGGAATGCCCTTGTGGGCTGGTTCGTGACGGCGGTCCTGGCGCCAAAGCGCCGACACTTCAACGCGATGAACGGATGGTAGAAGCAGGCGAACAGGGTTCGCCGGTTGGCCCAGCGCGGGCTCACGGCAAAGATCGAGCCCTCGATATTCGGCCAGTTAAAGTCGTGGTAGGCGACCGCGGCGAGGAGCTCCGGCCCATCGGCAAAGCCAATCGCCGCGCCGGGACCCAGATCGACGCCCAGACCCTGCCCGACCCAATGGGCGAGGGCCTTGTCCCATCCGGTGACGACCTGGATCATTTTCCCGGCTCCAGCCTGCCCAGCCTGCCCTCGCGGAAGCGGGGGCGGAAGCGGGGGGCGGCCTAACGGCGGTAAGCGCCTGAGTGCCAGGTCGGAGGTCACCGCAGCACGCGGATCGCGTTTGTTGCTCTTGCCGCTGCTTCTTCGACGGAACCGTCGGCCTGATCACGATCGAACGCGAGGTCCTGCAGCAACTCGTGATTGCACATGGGGAAATTACCCATGTGCAATCACGAGTTATGGCAAACGGCAAAACTCGCGTGGTACGCAAGCCGGCGCCAACCGCCGGGATCGGACCTCACCGTGCCGCTGCCGCTCGCCCGCCGCTAGGGTAGGTAGGGTCCGGGAGACGGCCCCTCAGCGGCCTTTAAAATCGATTTCTGGGTCGATCTGAGTAAACCTAGAGCGCCGAGCCCGGCTCGATTCTGAGATCGGTTCTGATCCACATCAGCGGCTGAGGCGAGACCGTCAGGCTCTGCACCGCGACGCTGATCGCGGCCCCGTCGCCTTCGGCGATATACCAAATCGTGTCGGTCTGCGCCGATCGCTCCCACGGCGTGGTGTTCCACGGCGTGGTGTTCCACGGTGTCGGCATGCCGACATGGCTGGCAAAGATCGTCATCACCGGCGGGTTGTAGTCGTAACCGAGACCGAACTGGTATTCGACGCTCTGCGCCGAGCGCATGATCGGCCGGATCGCCGCCACCCGCTTTTGCGTCGGCGTGCCGAACAGGTTCCAGGCCTGCTGGCCAAACGCGATGATGTTGGTGATCGTGCCGCTGACGAGCTCATCGCCGCCGGGCACGCCGAACTGCACGACCCTGCCGTTTGTGGTGCCGAAATAGAGGTTGTCATTCCACACCGCCCAGCAATAGGCCGGCAGGTTGGTGTAACGGCACCAGGCGTCGAGCCCGGTGTGGTAGACGTGCTGCTCGAAGGTCCGATTGCCGTTGGCATCAAGCGCGATCAATGGCACGTTCATGACGAGCCGCCGGCCAAACCCCCAATAGATCGCCTGCCAGCCGGTCTGACCGCGGCCCTGACTGACCGCGGCCTGGCAGGCGCCGGCCGCCTTGGAGCGCGGCGGCACGGTGCCGAGCTTGAGCGCGATCATCAATTGCGACAATTTGGTGTAGTCCGAGCTCGTGATGATGTAGCTGTCGCCGCCATAGCGGCAGATCGCCCGCTGGCCGATCGGCGCCGGCGTCGTGTAGATGCCAACCAATGCCCAATTGTTGGGGTCCGAGGGATCCGTGCCGGAATAGACCAGGACCTCGCCGGTCGTCAATGTAAAGATCGTGTAAGTCGCGATCCCCAGACCGCCGTCATAGGTCAGGTTTTGCACGTTGACGAGGTAGGCCCCATCGGGGACCGTCATCTCGAACGGGAAGTAATCGAGATTGCCGGTGATCGCGTAGAGACCGCCATACCAGAAGCCGGTCGCGGAATTGGTCCAGAAATAGAGCCGATTGTGGTTGGTCTGCACGCCGATCAACTTGGTCGGGTCGAGCGGATAAGTGCTGCTCGGATTCTGCACAAAGCCGGCCGGCGCGAGCGTCGTGCCGTCGTAAGATTGCGGCGCATCATTGCCGTTCACCCAGAACAGGCGATGGTTGAACATCGCCGTCTGCCACCAGCCGCTGGTAAAGCCGGCGCCGAGCTGCAAATTCTGGTCGACGCCCCAAATCTTGTCTGACGTGGCACCAAGCAGATGGGTCAAGCCGGCCGAGGTCCACACCGCCAACGTGGTGATCGTCTGGGCCTCGCCGACGGTCTGATAGAGCTGCGAGCCTTCGCGCAACCGCACCCCGCCATAATCGGGCTGCCAATTGTCGAGGGTGATGGCGTCCTGCGGGTCCATCGCCTCGTACGGGTCGCGGGTGTTCCAGCCCTTGCCCGGCGCCGGCAACACCTGGGGGGTTGTCAGCCGGCGGGCGCGCGCCTGCTTGCGCTGGAGCGCGACGGCACGCTGCGCGCTGAGCGCCATCACACCATACTGCCGGTCAAGAGTGCCGCCAGTGTGTCCGAGGGCGACATACCCCCGCCGCCCATCCCCATCGCCTGATAGGCAGGGCTCAGCACGTCGGCCTGCTGTGCCGCCGGCAATTGCGCGGCCCTCGCCGCCTGCGGCCCGACCGCCCCGCCCGACAGCCCGGCGAGCACCGCGGCCAGCGGCGAAACCTCACCGGGGTTCTGCGGCACTCCCGGTGCCGGGGTGGCCGCTTGCGGCATGCCGGCCGGGGTCAGACCCGCCGGCTGGGCGCCGGCCGGCTGCGGGATCGTCGGCATGACCGGCGGCGCCATCGTGCCCGGCGGCATCGCCATCGTCGCCGCCGGCGGCAATGTGCCCCAGCTCGGCCTCGTCGTGCTCGGCGGCACCGACGGCAGAAAGCCGAATCCGTCCATCTCAGATCCCCCAGGGCTAGATGCCGAGTGTTCCGGGTGGCAGTTGCGGCTCCGGTATCACGCCGATCAATGGCCGCACCCCGATCCTGATCACCGGCGGCACCCGCGGCGTTTCCGACAATGTCCGCGGCACGCCCTGCGGCACCTGCACCAGGGTCGGGCGCTGCGGCTCGACCGGCCGGCCCGAGCGGACCGCCGGCGCCGCCCGCACTTCCGTCGACAGCGCCGGCGCCGAAGCGCGAGCGGCCAGCTGCGCCGCCATCTCCTCGGCAGTTAGCGGTGCCGCCGGCGCGCTCGCGGGACCTGGTCCTGGCCTGAAAGGCGGCGGCCGCCCGAGCCAATCGGGTGGCGGCTGCGGCTGCTCGAAGGGTGCGATCCGCGCCGCGATCTCCGGCGGCAACGGCGGCATCTGCTGCATCGCGGGGGGCGGCGGCACCGGCGGAAACGCGCCGAGCGAATACTGGCCGATAAAATCGTCGCGTTTGACCGCCGGCACCAGGTTGAGCGTCTGCGTGCCGCCGTCGCGCGCCACCGCCTTGTCGATCTGCCGCTCGGCCTCGTCCTTCTCCTCGTCATAGGCCAGACCAATGCGGCGCAGCATGCGCCAGATCGCATCGAGCTCGACCAGGTTCTCGCCGAGGATGCATCTATCGTTGTCGCCGGTCCAATCGACGGCCATCGGACCGCCGGCGGTCTGGATGTACCAGCCCGACTGGTACTCGAAGACAAAGGACGAGGTCTGGTCGGTGCTCGCCACCGCCGGGTCGATCGAGAACATCGTTGGCTGGCCCGACCCCTCGCCGCTCGGAACCCGGATGCGGTAGCGCCGCCACATCGTCGCCCGGCCGTAGATCGAGCTCCTGTACAATTGCCAGGCTTGCGGGCTGAGCGCTCCGCGCATCGCCCAATAGCGGCTGCGCTCCCACACCGTGTCGTTGACCAGGCGGAAGAAATCGGCCGGCAACGCATAGTCCGAGGCCCCGGTCGCGGTGAAGGTGTACTCGATGATCGTGTTGGTCCACAGCGCCCGCCGGTGCAACGCAAAGGCGGCCCGCCGGCTCTGCGCGATCAGCCGCCGCGCGGTCGGCAATTTGGAGCCCCACAATGGCGTCGGCGGATCGTCGATCCCGAGATCGCGGGCGACGTTGGAGCAGATCGTGGCCAGGGTCATGCGCGGACCTCGACGAGTCGCGGCAAAGCATCGAGGCGCTCGACCTGGACCTCGCCGCCGCACCACACGCTGAAGCGGCAGGCGATCTCGACCGCCTGGTCGGCGCGCGCTCCCATCGCCAACGCGCCAAAGGCGATCTCGGCGCCGGCCCCGCGGGCGTAGAACGGCGCCTCGACCGGATAGCTGCGGCCGTTCTGATCAAAGATGCTGACCCGGCCATTGGGGCTGACCACGATCGCGGCAAAGCCGTGGTCCTTGTCGGCCGCCTCCCAGGCGTCCTTGCCGCCGGCGAGAAACCAGTCGCGAAACCCGGTCACATCGCCGGCATAGCCGGCGAGCCCGAGGAGAGAGCCATCCTCGCGCCGCGCCAATTTGGTGACGGCACCGGTGATCAGCCCCTCGTTGTTGCAGACCTGGCTGTCGGCCGCCATGACCCCGTCGCGGTAGACGATCACCGTCATCGCCGGTCGCGCTGATCGAGGCGGCGGCCGAGCTCGCGGCTGATCCGGCCGTTGGCGCTCGAATTGCCGGGGTTGTTCTTTTTCCCCCCTCCGTTGGCATTGCCGCCGCCGAGCGGCTTGGCGTCAAGAGCACGCGCGCGCTTATTGATCCAGGCGCGCGTGGCCTCCGGCGTGCTTGAACGACCCAGCGACTGCTTGGCCCGACGCAGATCGGCCTTGTTGCGGATCGGAAACTTGTCGGTGCCGGGCTGCGTCTGCCCTTTCGCCTCGGCCTGGCGTCGCCCCGCCGCGCTGACCGAGCCGCCAGGCGTCCGAAATGCTGCCGCCATCATTCACCCCCTTGCCCGCTGTTGCCCGGCATCGACGCGGCGGGAGATCTCGCTCGAGATCCTCGAGGACCCGGCGCGAGCTTTGCGCCGCTTGGCTTGGCCGGTCTGGTTGAGCGCGATGGCGATGGCCTGCTTGGGGTTGGTCACGGTCTGACCCGACCCCGATTTCATCTCGCCTTCTTTGAACTCGCCCATCGCCTTTTTGACAAAGCGCTGCTTGCCGGCCTTGGTCTTGGCCTTGCTGTCGGGCATCAGACTGCGTCGGCCTGGCCGGGCTGCAATGGCTCGCGCTCTTCGGCCTCGGCCGCCTCCGCCTCGGCCGGCTGCTCGAATGACTGGTAATAGGCGGCATAGGCGGTCTGAAACTCGGCCGCATCGCTGATCGTCGCGACCCTGACCGCCTCGCGCCGGCCGCCATCGACCAGCGGGCTCTCCTCGTAGTCCATGATGCCGACCAAGAGTCGGCGCCCGTCGTTGAGGTCCTTGGGCCCGTTGCTGTCCTCAAAAAACCTGACCTGACGCATGCTGTCCTCCTGCGATTAAACCATCACCACCTGCGATTAAACCATCACCACCGGCAGCGGGTGGGCGCGTGACCAGGGATAGCGGGTGTTGACCCGCGGGTCGCTGCCGGTGGTGACGAGCACGCAGGGCAGCGGATTTTGCGCGGTCGGCGGAAAATAAGTGGCATCGCCCCCGCGATCGGCCGCGCCGCTCACCTGGTGCACCGGCAGCGGGCGCGTCCAACTCGGCGGATACCAGGTGCCGACCGCCGGCACCGCACCGCTGACCACCTGGATCGGCAATGGGTTGGCCCGGGTCGGCGGCCAATAACCGTCGATCCCGGGGTCGGCACCGGTGGTGATGAGCTCGATCGGCAATGGTGCGGCACTCTGCGGCGGGAACCAAGTCCTCGTCGTAATCGGCGGTGGGGGCGCCCCGCCGGCGAACGCTGCCCGATCGGCGGCCTCGACGGCGCCGAGCGTGCCGGTGATCGTCGGCAACGCACCAAGCGCGCCGGCGAAGGCCGCGGTATCGGCGGTCTCGGTCGCGGCGAGTGTGGCGGTGATGGTTGCAAAGGCACCGGCCCCGGCGAACGCTGCGAGATCGGTGGTCTCGGTGGTGCCGAGCGTCCCCGTGATCGCGGGGAAGGCGACGGCCCCGGCAAAGCTCGCGGTGTCGGTGGTCTCGGTGGTGCCGAGCGTCCCCGTGATCGCGGGGAAGGCGACGGCGCCGGCAAAGTTCGCGGTGTCGGTAGTCTCGGTCGTCCCCAAGGTGCCGGTGATGGTCGGCAAGCCCGCCGCCGGGATGAACGAGGCGAGCACGGCACCGCCGCCAGTGGCCGTACCGCCACCGGGTATAGTCCAGATCGGAGCGATTGCCTGAGCGCTCGGCTGGACATAGTACGCAAGACCGGTGCCGTAGGAAGCACCTGCCACAAATCCCTGGCTGTCGCTGATCGTCAGCCCGCTGCCGATCGTCATGGACCCGCTTTGGCTGGCGGACATATTGAGAGTGTAGCCCGCCACGATTAGCGAGCCGTCTTGCAACGGCGTCAACGAGACGCAAGGCAGGGTAGTGCCGCTGGTTATCGCCGCACTGGCGGTATGCTGATCGAGCGGCGATGTGCCGGCAGCGACCGAGCCCGACCACGCCTGCACCGCTACCGAGGCGTAAATTACCGTCGACGCGCTGTTGGAGACGGTGAAAGTATGCGCCGCCGCGGTCGTCGGATTATGACAATACCACCACCGGGTCTGACAGCCCGATGCAGGCGCAATCGTGTCGATTACAGTCCAGGTATTGCCGGCGCTGTCGCCTAACGACAGTGCGGCTAACCCAGCCTGTGTACAGGGAGCACTAACAATGATAAGATCGGCACCACCACTGAGGGTATTTATCGCAGAGGTGGTCGTGTATGTGGCGCCGCTCCCCACCGCAACAGTGTGACTGACTAAATTCCAAGCCATAACTGGCCTACCGCAGCATCAGCCGGCCGACACTGTCATCTGCGCCATGTCGAAGAGACGCGCCATCAATCGGCGCGGCGGCGATAGATCCAGCCGAAACCGAGCAGGAAGCTACCGAGCATGGCCAGCGCGGTGGGCTCGGGGACAGTCGCCTGCGAGATCGTGTCGGTAATTGCCGTCGCTACGGAGTTGGCGTCGGTGGTGATGATCTGAGTTACCGCCAACTGTGTTGTAAGTTCGGCCAGATCCAATGTTTCTGGACAGGTGTCGCCGGCCGAGGGAAAATGCCGGGTGCAGTCGAAACTGAGCGCCGGGTTGGTGGCACTGACATTAATCGGCGTCCCAGTACCGGTTAGTGTCACCACCGCCGGAGTACCAGTCGCATTGAAGGTCAGATCCTTTTCGAGATCGTGGATCAAAAAACCATTGGCGAGTGCTGGGTCGATGGCGACAGTGTAGTCGACGCCACCAGTCAACGACTGCGCGACGCTGCCCTGAAAGCCGATTGTGACCGCGCCGGCGAAGGGCATGGCGAAGGTAAACACAGTGCTGCCCGCACCGGTGATGGCACCATTGACGCTAAAGCCGCCAAAAATCTTGTCGGCGGCCTCGACGCAGTTGCCGCTCGAGCCCGTGCCGGTCAGCAAGAAGCTGCCGGCAACAGCGCTACCATCGGCGACGGTCATGGTTGTGCCAGTGCAATACGATGGTGCCGCCTGGGCGTACGTTGCCCACAGCAACGGCAGTGCGGCGCAAGCACCGTACAATACTCTGTAGTTCATGTCTTTCATCCTCTATCCATGTTGGATGCTGCCGGAGGTGATCTGTACCACCTGCGTCGCGGTGATCGAGAGGCTCGACAGGTTCACGTCGGACCCCGATAGGCCCACCGACAACCCCGAGATCAGGATGGTGCCGGTGTGATCTTTGAGTCGTGCAAGCGCCGCGGTTCCCGTGGTGCTGGCGGTGCCAGAGCGCGGCACCGCCATCGTGATAGTTTGGGCGGCCTCGGTGAAGGAGGGGAAACCCAGGTTGATGATCACCAGGACGTTGGCAAACCCAGCGTTGCCGATCTCCATCGTCGCGGGTGAGCCTGTAGAAGCACCGGCATCGAGTGCCGTGATTACCGCGGTCATCCGGGTGTCCTTCAAGCTGTTGGCATAAACCACCGCCATGATCGCCTCTCCTTTAACTAGGCCGGCCGCTCGCGGCCGAGGGTGGGGCCGTCGTCGCACACATAGAGTGTCGTCACGAGCGGGCCATCGGCCGCTCCTTACTTGCCGCCCGAGAGCGGCATGCCGCCTTAGGCCGCCTCCTCGTCCTCCACAGCGGCCTCTTCGGGGGCCGTTTCTGTGTCCGCCGGATCCTGGCGGTGGCGGCTGCGATGCGAGCGGATCGGCCGCGCCGCAATCGCATCGAGCGCCGAGCGCGTCACCTTTGCACCAGACAGCCCCGGCAAGCGCGCCTTGGCGAGCTCGACCGGGTCCTCCTCGCCCGGCACCAGGGTGGCAAAGCCGCCCATCCGCGCCTCGCGCTCGCCGACCCTGGTCGACAATGCCACCAGATGCCGGGAGAGCTCCTCGACCTGGGTCTTAAGACTGGCGACCTCGCTGCGCAACAGATCGTTCTCATGCACCATCTTGCTGGTGAAGGCTTCGGCCTGCGCCTCGTCGAGCCAGCCGCGGGCGCGGTCGCGCAGCATTTGACCGCCCATGCCGATCCCCTGCACCGCGACATCGGAGAGCCCGGCGAGCTCCTCGACGGTGCGGATCTGCAGGTGCTTCAATTCGGCGATCATCGCCTTGTTCAAGATCGGCCACTCTTCGAGCGGGGTGCCGTTCAGCACCGCATCGTGGCCGGCTTTGAACGCGCGATATTGCTCGGGCCAGCGCTCGCGGTGCTCGTCGGTGACTTCCTTGACCAGCACCGAGGCGATCATACCGGGGATGATGATCCTGACCCGCTCGCGCTCGATAAAGATGTCGCGGCCGGCATCGAGGCTGGCCCGGGTGTCGCGCACCGTGTCCATAAAGAATTCGCCGCGGACATGGTTCGCGGGCGCGCCATAGGTGCGCGAGTACTCAGCATTGCCGAGCATCAAAACCTCCTGAAGCGTACAAAAGGAACCCGGTGCCGCCGCTGTTGATCGCCCCCATGGTCACCGGCTGCAACGTGTTGACGCCGGCGCGGTTGGTCAGGATGCCGAGGAGGGAGGTTTGCGAATCGGCGGTCGGAACGTTGATCTGCACGGCCGCGGTCCGGGCGATGCCGCCGGCTGCCGTGGCGCTAATCGTCACATAGCAGCCGTTGGCGGTGGCGGTCCAATTTTCGGCCGCAGTGGCGCCGATCTGCGCATTGCCGCCGACCGTCTGGCCGAAATTCATGTCGCCGCCCTGCGGGCTGTTGCTCAGTCGGCGGTAACGAAACATCAGCGCACCCGCCGGGCGCAGATTTTGCCGGCGGCATTTGGCGCCCCAGCCGAGAACGTCATTTGCGCCAGCAGATAGACCGTCGTCGTCGCGGTGAGGCTCATGCGGCACACGGTCAACGGGCAATTCGTGTTGCCGGGGAAGCTCGCCCATGCTCCGAAGTTAAACGTGCTGTTGTTGTCGGCCGTCGCGGTTATCGTCGTCCCCGTAGTGATCTGGCCGGTCAGGACTGTGGTCGACCCGGCCGTCACGTTGTTGAAGATCACCTGGCCCCAAACATCCCAATCCCCGGCGGTCAGCGAGATCGTGGTGATGATGGCCGGCGTCGTCGAAACCAATAATGGCCCGTTGCCCGCTCCAACCAATGCGGTGACATACTCGCCGATCTGTCCGGCAGCGGCGTTTGCCGCCAGCGGCGAGACGACGAAGCCAGGACTCGTCACAACCCCGGTCAGCGTCAAGGCACCCGACAGGCTGCCGCCCATTCCCATCCAGGCATTGCCGGAGGGCACCAGGAGCCCGATCTGACCAACCCCGAGCTGGATCGGCTGATTGGCGCTGGCGAAGCTGATGCTCTCGGTGGCGGCCGGATAGATGCTGAGCGGATAGCCGCTGCCCGGCGAATTCAGCACCACGTTCAGATATTGCCCCATCGCCGGCGGCAGGCGGACCCCCTGGTTCGCGGCAGTGGTGACGATTTCGGCGAAATTATTGGTCAACAGCGGTGCGGTGCCCTGGGTGGTGCCGCCGGCATTGAGCACCACCGGGGGCTGCGAGCCGAGCATCCGGGCGAGTGTGGCCGGGGTCCCGGCCGCCATGATTTCGCGTCTGCTGGCCATTTTATTAGGGTATTCCCAACAACTTGGCCTGGGCGGCCGGCATTTTCGCCCCGATCAGATCGCGCATCTTTGGCGTGCCGGCGGGCGGCGGCTTGTTCGAGCCGAGCAAGCGCGCCTGGGCGGACGGCATGCCGCAGTTCATCAGCTCGCTCATGCGCGCCGCCCCGTTCCGCCCATCGGTCCCGAGTAGATGCGCCAGATAGAACGGCATGCCGGTGCGCATCAGATCGTGTCGGTTCGCTGCCACCCGCACTCTCCCTTCTTTAGGCGATCGTCGCCCGGCTGATCTCGCACGACACCGTCGCATCGGTGGTCAGCGCGTTGGCCGCGACCACCGCCGCATCGAGGACGCCCGTCGGCAGCGGGCTGATTGAGACCCCGGCATCGCCGACCTGTCCGGCGGTGGCCGAGACAACGACGTTATGCCCGGCGGTGAACGCGGTTGCGGTCTTGGCGATCCTCGCCAGCCCGGAGATCTGAAACCAGCCGTATTGACCAGCGCCGATCGCCGCCATCGCCACCGCCACCGGCAAACCGTGTAGGGTCGCCACCGCCAAGGCGGTGCCGCCGCTGCTCTGGTTGTAGGTCACCAGACTGCCGGTGACGACACCGGCGACCCCCGACCCGTAGACAAACTCGCCACCGCCCAATGTCGGATCGACGGCGTGGGCGAGCATCCCCGGCATGGCCGGCGGGCGCGGCGCCGTGTCGACCTGCCCCATCCCCGGCATACCGATGATTTCGTCTTGGAACGAATAAGCCATCTCTTGGAACTCCCTCAGTTGCGCAACTGCCGCGATCAGTTGATGATCGAGCCCTGCAAGAACGCGTTCGACATGGTCATGTTACCGGCCCAGGCGACCAATTTGACCATCGCGTCTTGATTGACCGTAAACCGGTCGGGATTAAGCGGAACCATGTTACGCTCGCGATGTGGTCTTAGGAAGATGTAATCTGTATTTAAAAAATACATGTGGTTGCTTGGCGCACCCGCGAGGGTTGCCCAGGTGATCCCGCCGCCGATCGGACCGCCCACCACCGAGCCCGCGGCAACGCCTTGGAAACCGCCGTCGAACACCACGTCGGCGTCCATGAATTTGAGCGTCTGAAAGCCGGCGACGCCTTCGTTGGTCGAAGTGATGCGCTGGATCGCTTGCAAGCTTTCCCAATAAAAGCTAAAATAGGCGTTGTCGGCAATTATTAGATCTGGTCTGTCGGTGCCGCGCGCTTGATTAAGCCACTGCCGGTTCATCATCGTTTGGATCGTGGCTGTACCTGCAGTTAGTCCAGCTGTAGTGAAGGAACCCACCGAGCAGCGCCAGAACGGCCACAAACCGCGATCGATGCCGCCAACCACGCCGGAGGTCTGGACATCGGCGACCAATAACTGCAGCCCGCCGATCTGCTTGCCGCCATCGAGCGTGCCGTCGCCGTAGCAATCGCCGGAGACGCCGTTGGTCATCGTCCGCTCGGCGTTGCCGATGCGGCTTTCGAGCAGATCGATCATCCGCTCCTCGCCGGAGTTTTGCAGCTCCTCGAGCCCGCTGATCGACACCGCAACCGCGGCCTGTGCCCACGGGTACTGTGCCGCGGTGAACACGTCCGACGGGCTGACGTTCAAGACATCATAGCCGGAATAGCGCTTGTAGGTGCCGTTCTCCGAGTATTCGAGCTCTTGCACGATGGCTTGACCGCCATCGACCGGCTTGATCTTCCCCCTTTCGCTTAGCCGGGAAAGAATAGCGTTGTTTTTGGTCACGTTGTCGGCAAGTTTGCGCGACCGGTTGTAGAGCGTAGTCGTCGTGATCTCGCCCCAATTCGGATTTGGTGAAGGCAAAGCTCTCCTCCTGCGAGCCCGAGCTCAGGCTCGTCATTCA